TTAATTGACCTGAGAGAGTGCTTTTAAGGTCCGTTCGTCTTCCTGTTGTTGGTCTTCCTTAATCATATGAGCGTAGACGTTACGAGTGATGGAACTGTTCTTATGGCCCAACCGTTTGGAAATGTATTCCATCTTCACGCCACAGTAGAGCAAGTAACTAGCGTGGGTGTGCCGCAACCCGTGAAAGCTAATCCGTTTAATCCCCAATGAATCGGAGTATTTTTTAAGCAAGTTATCACACGCTCCAGGGGATGGAATACGACCACGCTTGTTCATGAAAACTAGATGATCTGGGTTATCCAATTTAGCTGCCATCTGTAAAGCATGCAGTGTTTTAAGATGATTTAAAAGATCGTCAGTTACAGTTATTGTACGAATACTAGATTCAGTTTTTGTTTTCTTAAATTTTTGGCCATAAACATAATCCCATGACTTATTAACACGGATAGTCTTATTTTGCCAATCGATATCAGTCCAAGTCAGAGCAGAAACTTCGGCTACTCGCATACCAGTTAGTAGGCCAGTATAGATCATTGATTTTCCAGTAGAAATTAGCTTGATGTTTTTATTGACCTCGATAGCTAGTGTTTGCATGTCTTTTGCGTCAAGGTATTTTAGTTGTGCTGGTTTACCGGAGTGGCCACCTAATTCAACATGTAAGCAGAAATCGGTCTTTATTAAATTATCAGCTACGGCATCGATAATTGCAGCATGAATGTGACCATGCAATTTTTCAACAGATGACTTGCTATGATATGGTTGATTGTCTGTCAGCTGTCGCTGTGCACGCTGCTTAGTATTACCGTGCACAAATTCATTAATAAATTGTTGATAACGTAACCTGGTCATTGACGATAGTTGAACGTTGGGTAGTAACTCAGCAATTTGGCGAAGAGTATATCGATATTCTTGTTCTGTAATTCGGGAAACTTTGCCAAATTTATAGGTTTCTAACCATTTCTCGTAGTAATCTGTAAAGACTGTCGTTGTATCGGTTTTTCCTATGGATTGGTCAAACTTAGCTTGTTCCAATTTAGTTGCCCACTGTTCAGCTTCTTTTTTACGAGAAAAGCCACTCTTGTTTTTAAAGTGCCGTTTGCCAAATTCATCATAGTAACTAACGCGAACGGCCCATTTGCCATTTTTCTTTTTAATACTTGCCATTTATATTTCCTCCTTAAATTTCACCTAGGCGGGTAGAATTTTAAGGACTTGCAGGCATCACCTCCTTAGTTGTGATAATATTATGTATGTAAAAAGAGCGGAGCAATCCACTGGCTTTTATTGGTAGCACATCTTACTTCTTGGCGGGAGGGGATGTGCTTTTTGATTTGTAGCAAACGCTTGTTCGCTGTATACTAACACTAAACAATTAGTTAGGAGACACATGACTATGGACAAATTAGTCTATTTAGTTCCAGGCTTCGTATCTTACATTCTATTAAGGCCATTTGGGCTTTTTAATTTTTACAGTGAGACCGATCGGCAATTGACACTAATATTCTTATCGTTGATTAACTCGGCATTTTCCTCAATCGCAACTAAATATTGGCTACTGCCATATTTTAAATGGAACGATAATTTAGGTGCATTGATGCTAGTGTCGATAGTGGTCACTGCCATTTACTTTGTGATTTTTATTTGTTACAACAAGTTTGCACCTAAAATTGCTGATGAATTAAACATGAACTTGTATGACAATCAAGGGACTATGGAACACGTACTGTCTCAGATCCCAGATGGTGAAAAAGAACAGTTTCTTATCATATTTGACTTTAATGATAACTACATTTCATCTGGATATGTTAGAAATGTAGATGATCAAGGCAATCAGCAAGTTGAACTCTATGGACAAGATGAACGAGTATTCACTATTGCTGAGGCTCGTGACGAGTATCAAAATGATGATAAAAATTCAATAATTATTGATTACAAAAACAGACTAAAAAGCTATGTCATTTTATACTAACTTTTGCTACTTCTTGGCCGGCTTTGAGGAACCGGGATTAGGTTTTGCTTTAGAAGTATTTGGCTTTCGTATTGATCGATTTTCGTGTAATGGTTTATTACCAATGCGTACTGGTTTTGGATCTTTACTGTTCATCACTATCACTTCCTTAATAAGCACATCTCAAACTTTGACCGGTGGAGATGTGCTTTTTAGTTTAATTAGATTGAAACTTTGACCAAATTTTCAAAATCTTCTTAACTTCAGCTGGTGCAGTTTGATAATCAAAGCGATTTGCATCAAACATAAAGTATATTGCACCAAAATTAAATGTTCTATCATAGAAACCAGTGTGAAGTATATACATACCATTTTCTCTAAGATATTTGTAAACAGGAGCCATGTGTTTATCAGTGTTTCCCGTATCATTAAGCTTTGGAAAGGTGGCATCTGTCATAATGCCATGCACTTCCATGTAATCTAAAGCTTCTTCTTTTGTTTGAAGTATTTCGTCAGGATCAAAATATGTCATATTAATCACCCCCAAACAAGTCAGCTTTTAATGACATCAGTATCTGGTCAACGCGAGCGGCAGGAGTCGAACCTGCATCTGTTAGTATCTAGTCAGCAACTCAAAGGAGCACTATTCTACCGTTGAACTACGCTCGCAAATGGCCAATTTGAAATCAAATTGGCACTTTATTAACTACAATTATTTTTGTTCTAAACGAATAGATAAATCTTGCTTCATTGCCTGAAGCATACGGATGTATTCTTGTTCCGAATATGTGTCTTTCGTTAAATGAAGAATAGCCTCTGCTTTTACAAAGGCTGTTAAACCATTAGTGACAAGCTCAATTAATTCATACTTTGAAATTTCTCTGCCCATGGTATTTCCTTCTTTCATTTTATTAACGCGAGCGGCAGGAGTTGGACCTGCATAGTACTCCAAGAAAGAATGGGCTTCAAGACTTGGAATAAGGTTCTACCGCTGAACTACGCTCGCAAGATGCCAACTGAAATGATTCAATTGGCTTGACTGGCAAAATTTTACTATTCCTTTCCTTGCTTGAAGCGTGTCACCAAATCGTCTTTAATTCCTTTAAGCATACGGTCGTATTCTGCTTCGGAATAGCTATCTTTTGATAGGTAGAGAATGGCGTCAGATTTTACAAAGGCTGTTAAGTCACTGATAATATCTTCTATTAGTTCGTACCTTGAAATATCTTGATGCATAATATGCCTTCTTTCTTTATTTTAATGCGAGCGGCAGGAGTCGAACCTACATCTGAAAGTATCTAGTTAGCAATTCAAAGGAGTACTGTTCTACCGTTGAACTACGCTCGCATGTTGCCCGCTAGACTGTAGTGGGCGAGGGTGCTACTTTCACTTGTGAATCCAGTAAGCTAAAATGACGACTAGCACTATAAAGCAAATGATACCTGCTACAACGTTAATATTGAACACGTGCTCGTTGTAGTATCCTACACGCAATTCCATGACTTTCCTCCGATTTAGTAATGAAATTTATACTACAACTTGACATTCTTTATACTTTCTACATATTGGTTTTGTTTTGGCAAAAGATTGCAAAAATCATCGTAGCTTATAATTTTTATTCGCCCGTTTTCTTTCTGATATTGAATTGCCTTTAACTCGCTTGAACTATGAACACCATCGGTTAGTTTAGTTGATACTTGTGTTCCATCAATTAGATAATCCGTAACGTGTGAAACACTTTTGGTGAATTTTCCACCATATTTATTAATTGTATCAATCAGGTCTTCACGACTAGCTTCCATAAATTCCCCTGTTATACAAAAACGTTTACCAGCTAGACTTTGTTGTAAATTGCTATATTCAATAGTGACAGGATTGAGGTCATTATCTCTTAACTTTTGATAAACTATGGCGTTTGTTTCACAATCATTTAATGCATTGTGAGACCTGTTAGCTATGCCAAAATATTTTTTGAGAGTTGGCAGCTTATGGTTTTTTAAATCCGGCAATTTTTTATCTGACAGTGGGTAGGTATCAAGTGCGTTAATATCCTGCTTGCTAAATCCGTTGTTAATCAGGAACGGAATATCAAATTTAACAATGTTATGTCCAATCAATGGTAGATCTTCTATGAATAGTTCAAAACTTGGTATCACAGTTGATATTGTTGGGGAAGATTCAAGCTTGCTATTATCAATACCGGTTAGAAACATTATTTTTTTGTCAATTTGAAATCCTGGGTTTATATACTGATTAAAAGTCCCAACTTTTTGGTCCTTAATGTACTTAATGGCTGATATTTGTATTATTTTATCCTCGAAGCGGTTTAATCCAGTAGTCTCAATATCAAAGACAACAAAGTCAGTTAGCTTTCGTCTAAGCCTGTGGATATACTGAGCTGGCTTAGACACTGTTAACTCACTGCGTTTATCTTCTTCAATCGAAGTAAGCTTATTTGTATATATATTTGAATTGACCGACTCATCAGATGTGTGTTCATCGCTGAGCTGTTCCGGGTGACTATAGTGTGGTTCCACGTTTTCTGATGACGTTTCTTCAACATCAACGCTTTGATCCTGACCTGACCCATTGTGAAGCGATGCATCTTTGTCAATTGAAGATTGTCGACCATGTTTCTCTGCGCGAGAGTTTGCTTGATTCTTGAGTTGGCTAGTTTTAGATCTCTTTGCTTTAATTATGATGAAAATTACTAAGAAAATTCCGGCTGCTAGCAATAAAATCCACCAATATTGTATCAACATTGCAATTGCAAAAATTGTTACAAAAAATTCTATAACTCTTTTCATTGTTCTCCTCCAAATTCCCCAGCTTTTACCGACATCCTTATCTGGTCTTATGTAAGTATAATACCGCTAAATATGTAGAACGTGTGTTCTTTTTAACGCATAAGTATAGGAGCAATAAGCTCCTATAATATAACTCTGCCTATAATACGTACCTGGTCATCTTTAACATGACGTGGTTCGTATTTTTTGTTAATTGATCGTAAGATGACTTCATCGGAAGTGTAGTCGTAGTAAATTTGCTTACAAGTAACACCGTCTCCATCAATTTCAACGATAGCAATTTCACCATTCTCAACTTCTTCTTGCTGATGGTAGAAGATAATTTGACCATCGTGAATAAGTGGCTCCATCGAATCGCCTTGTATACGGATGGCTGTATCTGCCCCGTGCGGTACGTCGGTGAAGTCATCATGTTCGATTTCTACATCGCCATAGGTCAATTCAGCAGGGTTAGCGGCTGACTTACCAACGAGTGGCAAGTTAACGGCTTTACCATTTTGTTCTTTCAACTGATTGTCAGCGTAGTTGTAAACATTTTGCTGACGATCAGAGCTTAATTGAATCATCTTTTTATTGGTATCATTAATAATGGAATCTTCTACTTTTAAAATGTCTTCTGGCTTTATGCCTAAGGCATCACAAATTTTTATAACGTTTTCTACTTTAGCGTTTAACACCCCACGTTCCAGAATTGAACGAACGGTGGTGTATTTCAATCCGGCATGTTCCGAAAAAGATTTAACGTTGCCGTATTTGATTTCAATTAAATCTTTTAAATATTCTTCTTTGTTCAAATCAATTCACTCCCTTAATATGTGTCTATTGTACCATGCGAAAAATCGTATGTATATAAAATTATTTAGAAAAATACGAATTTTTGTATTGACTTGATACGAAAATTCGTATATTATTAGGTCATGTTCAAGGAGGACATTTATTTTTTTATTAAAAGATACGAATTTTCGTACTTAGAAAGGAAGGAAAATATGTTGAATAATCTTAACAATGTCAGAAAAGAAAAAAACGTTTCTTTAGTAGATATTGCCGATCTGTTGAACGTTAGATACCAGACAGTGGCTGACAAAATAAATGGTAAGTCTTCGTTCAAATTTACAGAAGCTTTAAAAATTCAAGAAAAATTTTTTCCTGAATATGAAATCAAGTTTTTGTTTACGCCAATGGACTACAAACAACCAGCATAGAAAGGAATGACCCACATGCAAGAAGTACAACAAGTTAAATTTAACGGAGATCTAATTTTAACCACTGAACAGTTAGCCGAATTTTATGGAACAACCTCACGACGCATTACTGATAATTTTAATGCTAATAGGGACAAATTTATTGAAGGTACTCATTATTTTCATTTAGAAGGTAGCCAACTGAAACAATTTAAGAACCAAACCCGAAAAACGGGATTGGTTAGTGAACACGCCGGTGCAATTAATTTATGGACAAAGCGTGGTGCTAGCCGGCATTCAAAAATGCTTGGAACTGATCAAGCTTGGGACATGTTTGATGAGCTGGAAGAAAACTACTTTAACCCGAAACAGTTTGCACTACCAACGTCACCGCGCGAGATTGCAAAATTGGCGCTGGATGCAAATGAGGAAACTAACCAGCGATTAGATGATGTTGAGGATGATTTAAAGGATCTAAAAGAGAACCAAGTTATTCCTAATCCTGAATATAGTGCGCTTAACCGGCGTGTTAATCAGCGCGTGTCGGAAGTCGCACATAGCTATGGTCATATCACACAGAAACAACGAGGCGAGCTGTTCAAGGATATCGGCAGTGGAATCAAGAAGATTGCTAACGTGAGCGCTCGGTCAATGCTACGCAAGAAGGACTACCAGATGGTAATGGACTTCATCAACGATTGGGAGCCGTCTACAGCCACTAAGACGATTATTCGGCAGACGTCACTTAGATTCGACAAAGAGCCAGCATAGGAGGTAAAACAATGGAATTTGAAAATGTACGTGAAGCACTGAAATTCTTGCTTGAGTATAACGATGCGACATTGAACCCTAACCTTAAATCTCGGGTTAACGGTGGTGAGTGGTCGCCAAGCACAGTTAACGAAGTTCAAATGGCAAACTATGACGCTTTAGCACAAGCAGCGGACATGCTTGGTATGAGCGACCTTTACTTAAATGAACAGCCAGCATAGGAGGTGAGCTACATGGAACTAACAATTAAAGGCACGCCGGAAGAAATAAAAAACGTGCTCCAAGCTATTGGTGGTAGCAAGGAACACTCTAATCAAATTGTTAGCCGTATTGAATCATTGGAAAGTAAGTTTCAAAAATTAGATCAAACCGCAAATTGTGCTTTAAAGAAAGCAAATAGCAATTACAACCTGATCGTTCAGTCTATTGTTTCAAAATGTTCAAAAAGCAGCAATGAGATTAAACAATATCAATTGAATACAAAACTAGGTAACTGCCGTGTCGTGTCAGATGATGAAACGGCAATATTCACTGAAACTAAAAATGACAACATAAGATCATTGCTCCTTAAAAGAGCTTAATTTAAGGGATCCATCATTTTGCGAAACGAATTCACCGTTAGTTCTGATAACAATACTGTTTGCTCTCTGTTCTGAATAGATTGCAAGGCCGTTGCCATATACGGTTATGTGTGCCAGTGGCCCTCTGTTTATATCCTGATTTATAAAGTAATTTATGGGGTGTGAGTCACTATAATCCTTGCCAAGGCTGAGGTTTAGTTCCGCAGACCCAGGTTCAGCTGGAGCTTTTAAAATAAATTCATTAGTCAAATCAATGTTTTTCATATTTGTCACCTCGATTAATTGGGATAACAAAATTATACACCGAAAGGAGTGACCAGGATGGACAGTTTGGTAAGTGCTTTGTCGAAGCTTTTCACGCAAGCATATGAACAGGGAGTTGCGGACGGGCGTAATCAGCAGGCAGTTGATCACAAGATGATTGGACGTAAAGATTTCTACTCTGAGTTTGGTATCAAAGTAGATTCATTCGACAAGCACTATCGCGACAAAGAAGGCTTCCCAAAGCCAGAAGAAGATGGCAAATGGTACGCCCCAGCAGTCGAAAAATGGTTATTGAATCATCAAAATTTAAGTGATTAAAACCTAGGCGGGTAGATGATGATTCAATTCACAAGGAGGAATTGCCATGGTAGAAGTAGCGGTATTAACCTGGGCGCTAACAACCGTGTGGTACAAGCGCCGGGAGATTAAACATTGGTTTGGTATTTAAGGAGAACACTGCAATGGCGAGAGTACTAAATAAACTGGTATGTGTATTATGGATAACTCAAAAGGACCTCCACATTATTGCAAGTAACATGGGGGTCCAGAGCAAGAATAGAGACTAGTGCTTTTTAATCCACGTTTTGACATCGTCTGTGAAACCGTGCCAAGCAGCTTCACCGCTTAGCTTGGCCACAAAAAGTTTATCATTTTCATTTATATATTTTACCAAATGATTGCGTATGCTTTTTGCAGACAAGCCAGAGGTTATGCACCAACATGACTGTGTTAAGTTGGCCCATCCACCAAAAGATTTGATGGCAGTTATTAATTCTTCATAATTTTCGGAAGAACTTTCTAAGTCATAGCTGATTAAATATTTCGTATTAATTCGCCTCGATTAATTGGAATAAATAATTTTTATTTTCGAACAATCAAATTGAAAAAAGGCCACAAAAAATAATGAATATTAATTATTGTCATCTTCATGAGCTAAGGCATCTTTAAAATCATCTATAGTATTAAACCATGCAGATCGTGATCCGGAAACATAGTCAATAATAAAAAGATGGTCATTTTCATCTAAACAGGGTTTTATAGTGTCTCTTAATTTTGCAGGAGTTAGAGAAGTATTTACCATCCAAAGTGATTCTGTGATTTTTCGGTGAGTAGAAAAGCTTTTTAATAACTTGTAAAGGGCGTCGTAGCGTTGGCCGCTGTTTAACAGTTCAAAAGCAACGAACTTACTGGTTTCATTCATATTTTAATCACCTCAATTATTAAAGACATACTAATTGTAACGCTATAAGCAGTCATACGCCATGAACATTATTTTGATTTCGCATGTTCTGACCATCAATTGTGAATGATTAGAAAGTAGCAGTCATAAGTTAGCAACATGTTTGGAACTTAAGGAGGAAACAGCATGCAAACAGATTTACCAAAGCAAATGAATTACAAGCAAGCGTTGAAGTTTTTCAATATTGGGTCGTATAACACGTTATATTCGTACATTAAAGAGGGGCTTAAAGTTACACAGATAGGTAGTGTTAAAAGGATTGATCAAGATGACGCAAATGAGTTTTTAGAAGCACATAAAACTCAAGCAGGCAGTGAAGGTGCAGAGTAAGGAGGAAATGTAATGGTAAGAGACACAGATCCGTTCGTTGGAATTGGCAATAAATTAGTTGCTAATGCTGACAAGGCACAAGCAAATGATTTACTAACTGAAATGAATGTTGCTAGTTTGTCAGGCCGCCATTCAATCATCTGGGACAAGTCTGGAATTAGTGTGGGTGTTATCAACACGCTATCAGAAGAAGACATTTCAGTTAGTAAGTGTCCTGGTGGCGGCTATGTCATTGACTGGCAAGAAACACTAGAAATGGAGGAATGACTGTGAAAGTTCATGTAGGCGATCGGGTGAGTTTCAAAGCTGAATATAGTTGTGGTCAGCTGATAAGAGAAGCCGGTGTTGGCAAAGTAGTGGATATTAAAAAAATCCCGTTCACATTGCGCACTCAAAAAGATGTGGCTGTAGTTGAACAAAATGGACAGCAATTCGAGATTATTACCAATGGTATTCAAGTGCTCAAGTAGGAGGAATGATCATGCAAAAAGTATCAATTTTACCACTCCACGAGTGGAAACGAGCGCAAAAAAAGCCATCGCTAGTAGCGGCTAACGATGGACTAATGGAAGAGATGATTAGTACCAACATTTACTTTATTCCAAAGCAGTCTCGTTTGCAAGCTAAAAGACAAAAATACTCCCTACTGGAGTGAATTACAAGAGTAGGGAGAAAGAAAACAATTCAAGGTGTGCGTATATATTAACGCTAACTCGAAATGTTTGCAAGTGCTAAGAAAGCGAGGACGGTAGTTATGGATAATCCATTACCTTACAAAGAACAACAGGATTGTATTCTTCATGGTATTACACGGATTGCATCAATTGATCCACAAGAATTAACTCCAGAATTACAGCAAATTGAAAATAATATGGCGATGGCATTTTGCTTGAACCTGTGGATGTTTAATAGGGGGCTGAAATAAATGGTGGACTTACTATCTGAATGCCAATCATTTGAAATGAAACTTAACCGTGTAGAAAAAAAGTTATCTGCGGCCACAAGCGCTGCTGACTTTGCCTACAAGGCGGTACAGGCACGTCAAAAAATTGTTTCGTTTGACGACCTAGACGATGAGGAAAAGATTGCACTGTTTAACGAATATGACTGGTTGTTATTAGAACTAGAAGGTTACTTAGGTTGATTGGAACAGCAATTTGAAGATGCGGATGAAGGCTTGTCTGGCGGAAAATTTTTGCTGGAGGCTTTAAAAGATAATTCGGTGATATAAATTAGGCAGAGGTGATCGCGTGGAACTGCTACCGACTAAGTTAATTGAAAAAGATGGTGAGTGGTATCAGGTTCAGAAGCTCACCCATAAGCCTAACCTTGACCATGTTGAGACGGTAAGCGGTTCTGCTGACGAATACTACACGTACTCGGAATTAGCTGACACACGTAAAGCTAGGCCACAACAGCGACGCTTGTTCTTCGCGTTGCTTAGTGACATCTATACGTGGTCAGGCATGCCGACTGACTTCTTGAAAAACTTGTTTTATTTGCAGTATGAGACATACACGTTTGGCAAGCAGATTAGCCTGTCAGACACCACAGAATCGTCTGTGAGCGATGCTAACCAATTACTCGACCTAGTCATCGACTTCATGTTTGAGTGGCACGTACCGTTCAAGGAAGGCTATAAGCTATTGCCGCGTGAGCAAGAATATTATCTGTTTCAATGTTGCCGCCACCGAGTTTGCATGATCTGCGGTAATCGTGCTGATATCCATCATGTAGACGTTATCGGAGCCGGCTTGAACAGAACACACGTTGACCACACCAAACGGCACGTTATGGCATTGTGCCGAGTCCATCACAGCGAGATTGAGCAAATCGGCTCCGTGGCATTTAGTGCAAAATACCACGTCCCGGTAGATGGCATAAAACTAGATAAAGAAACGTTAAAACGAATTGGCTTGAAAGGTAAATACAGCAGTGACTAATACACCGGGTAGGTGGAATGCCTACTAGTAAATAAGGGAGGATTAAGAGATGGCACAGAGAAGAATGTTTAGTAACCGTATAACTGATAGCGCTAAATTTTTAAAGATGCCGTTGAGCAGTCAGGCACTCTATTTCCATTTGGGGTTGCATGCGGATGATGATGGTGTTGTAGAAGCGTTCTCGGTTATGCGGCAAACTGGTGCAGTTGAGGACGATTTGCGAATACTAGTAGCTAAGGATTTTGTAAATGTTTTAAACGATGATCTAGTGGCCTATATCACGGATTGGAACGAAAATAATCGAATTCGAGCGGATAGAAAAGTGGATTCGATATATAAAGACTTGTTATTAGAAATCCTGCCAAACATAGAATTAACTGAGCCCAAGCCGCGTGCTGACACGGGTAAAGTTACTGGACGTCCAATGGACAACCAATGGACGGACAATGGACCGCATAGGTTAGGTAAGGTTAGGTTAGGTAAGGTTAGTAAAGATAAGATAAATAAAGATAGTCACCATTTGGCAAAGCCAAATTATGACCCGTCTTCTCAGCCATACAAAATTGCTAGTCATTTGTTGACCAGAATTAAACAACGGCAACCTGACTTTAAAGAACCAAACTTACAGAAATGGGCTAATGACATCCGTCTAGCTCATGAACGTGATCATCGTGATTATGAAAAATTAGATTGGCTGGTAGATTGGTCACAGGATAATTCATTCTGGCAAGCAAATATTTTATCGGCAGGGAAGCTACGCAAGCAGTATGACACGCTCATGGGTCAGGCTGAACGGGATCGCCCGACTAATGTTGCGCCACAAACACGAGAGGACTGGTTTGGCTAATGGAAAATGTAACGAAGTTATTCAATCAAGCCACGATTCAGAAAGTAGTAGCGGCTAGAGGCATTGATACAACTAAGTTGCCAACCAAAGAAGAATTGGATCATCAAACAATTGATCGGGCGAATGCGGGCGTAATTGCTAACCGAAAACGGTATTACTATCGCATGTCAGTCTGGTCTGGAGGCGTGCCGCTACGATTTAGCTTTAATGATTGGCAGGTTGATAAACAGCCTAATCAAGCTAAAGCTAGAGAGCTTGGTAATCAAGCATTTAAGTTAGCTAGGCAATTAGAGACTAACCAGTTCAACGTAGCACTTGCAGGCGGACCCGGCGTTGGCAAAACATCATTAGCGCTAGCAATCATGTATCAGCTAATGAGCGTAGGCCAAACAGCGATGTTTGTATCAACAGCTGAGTTGCTACGGCTGGTTAATGAGAAATACGAAGCACCGGACGTCAGAGAACGCTTAAACTATGTTCTAAAGGACATGAAAAAAGTCGACGTGTTAGTGCTAGACGACTTTGGTACTGAAGGTGGTAAGCCGACTGAAAAAGGGTTCTACAAGCCAGTGCACAAAGATTTACGTACGTTGATGTATGACGTTGCCAATGCCAGATGGAACCTTAACATTAACGATGGCAAATTAGCAACGATTATCACTACCAACAATACACGAAGCCAGTTAGAAAACATGTATAGTGGTCAGACAATTGATCGTTTATATACCAAGGATACTAGCTGTCAATTGCTGTTTGACAACATGGAAGGAGTCAGAAGTGTATGAGTTGTGAATTATGTCATGGTAGTAAAGTTGTTCAGTAACCATTTGGGAGTTATGGTTTCACGTTTGGACCATGCCCGAATTGTACGAATGAGATACATGCTCATTACGAGCAGGAGCTTGAAAGTAAGTTAGCATATGGCAAGCAAAAATTGGCCTAAAGAACTGGAAGTAATTCATAAGCTAGAAGCGAGATATGGCAGCATGGATAACGTACCTAATAGCAAACTAGCTAACTTGCATAAGATGCCTGGGATTAAGGCCGTATCAAGCGATTACACGGAGATTACGCGTACCCAGTATAATGCTATTAAATTAGTTATGGAAGGCAAGCAGGGTAAAACTAGGACGTCTCGGGAGCTAAATCACAGTAACGTTTGGCTGGATAGACGTATTCGCGCGATTGACGAAAACAAGTACTACATTACGGAGGACGAGAATGAGTAAACATTTTGAAGAAATGAGCCAACTGGATAGGATTGATAAAAAAATGAAATTCAAGATTGTGGGCCGCGATGGTGAAACCGTAATCAAGGAATTCAAGTCTCAGTACGAAGCAGATTTATACTGCGAGCGTCTCAACTATGAGCGGTTGGAACGCCTTGGTTTGATTGAGCACCTGAACATACCAGCAATCGAATTTGAGTAGGAGTACATCACCATGAAGACATACACCAAATCAATTGCAACAGAGAACAGTTGGAGATGGCGACGATGATTAAGTTTAGAGCGTGGGACAAAATTCAGAATAAAATGCTGTTACCAGACAATATAGAATTCATTCATGGCCAAGCCTATTGGGCAGAGGCTAGTACTGATGGGCAGGACGAGTGCTCTAACGATGGTCAAGTTGATGGAATTTACGCACTGTTTGAGCTTGAACAGTTTACCGGCCTGAAAGACGTGAACGGCAAGGAGATTTATGAAGGCGATATTGTAAAAACGTGGTCCGACGTTAGTGAATTAACTATGGTGCCAAGCATTAATGAAATTGTTTCAGAAGATTTGTTTGGGAGACCGGGTGTGTTTTTAAAGCCGGCAGGTCCGCATTTAATTGAACCGTGCCTGCACGACTCTTGGAGTAATCAATTTGAAGTTATTGGCAACGTGCACGAGAACCCAGAACTACTGAAAGGCTGATTTTAAGACATTTATAGAAAGCAAGCGTCAAATTTCCATTTTTACATCTTTTTTATAAAAACGTAAACAGGAGGCGGACAAATGATTAAAGTTTATCGTAAAACAGCCACTATCAAGGCCGAACAGTTTGATAATAGTAGAGAGATGGCTGAAAAGTATCATGTTGAATATGATGGAGCATCAAGCATTTTACCTTTCAGAATCGACACACCGAAAGGGTGGCTAGGAATAAAAGTTGGTGACTGGATTGTAGCCGACGATGATGGCAAATATTGGCCGATTGCCGACGATGTATTCAAGCAGACGTATGCCGAACTGCCAGTGATTCCTAAAGATGTTGCTGAACGCATTATAACCGAACACAGCCTTAATGACTTAATTCCTACTTGTGGCGGAATTTACAGAGCTATGATCCAAACAGTTGTTTATGGATATCAGAAAGGCGATATTGGCGACTGGATTGTCAATCATAGTGATGTTTTTGCCCGTGCGTGGCTAGATGGGTATGTGGTGGAGGAAGACAAATGAACCCAGAAATTGAAAATATTGATAAATACGTGTCTACTCATTTTGCAAAAATGACTAAAAGCATTTACGGTTGGTCAGTTAAAGACGGAAAGTGTGTTCCACCAAAAATCATTTTTCCTAAACCAGTCGTTGAAAGAATTAAGTATTTTGCTGAAGAAATGGGTAATGGGCTGACTTACCAAGGGGCATTGGAATTTATATTTGCCGGAGATGAAAAAAAGTGTAAAGAAGAATGTGAACAATTCATGGATTGGATGCCAGTTAGTGACGGCTTCAGGGAATGGCTAGATGATGATTTTTTATATAGCTTAAAAGAAGCGCAGGTAATGTTGGCGCTAATTTATGGCAATTATCAGGTGGAGAAATAAAAATGAAGATCAAAACTTTTAGTCAGTATTCTCAGGAAAGCAATGAAAAATTCGACAGTCGTGTAAATGATTTTATCGAAGACAAACAGGTCGTTCAGATTATAACCAATGAAACTGCTAGTAATGATTATAACTTAACACATTCATTGACCGTACTTTACGAGGAGAATAAAAATGACTGACAGCGAATACGCCAAAGCAATCAGGGAGAAAGCCACAGTTGCCAACCTGGAAATGAACGCGGCACTGACAACTGAGCAACAGGCACAAATTGGTCAGGACTTCATTGCTGACATTATGGAGTTAATGTTTACTGATACCCCAAATCCTGGGGGCGTTTAAATAAAATTCTTATTTTATGTAGGAGGCAATCATGAAGGAAAAAATTACCATTACCATCGATGACGATGGCTACACTGTAGACGCTCCGAGTCGTAGTTATAACCAATTAATGGCTGACTTAGTGGCAGCTACTATCTTAGCAGCTCACCTGCGATTGAGACGGCACGAATTAATTCGGCTAATCAAACGATTTTGGAAGACGTATAAAAATATTGACTTTTCATCATATTAAAAAAGCGCCGCCATTGCTGACGCCACTACAACTAATTCCGAATAAGTTAATTATATCACAGAGGAGTGGCTGGCTTGGAAAGAACGACGAAGAAAATGGTTGAGAAGTATCTACGTGAATATCCGCTAATTGATGGCCTAATTGCTCGTGAGGAACTCAATATTATGTATCCGTATCAAGAACCTGACGAAAACGTTGGTGGTGGTCGTGCTCAATATAAGAAGAGTGCTCCAACTGAGTATGCTGCTATCTCGGTGGCTGATAGTGAAACGATTCGAGCATTCCAGCATCGGAGAGATGTAATTGATCAGTGTTTGGACGAATGCGGTGAAGATACTGAAACACTGATATGCGAACTGTATTTTAGAAAACGCCAACGTTACTCGGTTGAAAGCCTAGTAACTAATGGGATGATATTTGTTAGCAAGAGCAAAGCTTATTATCTAGTTGATAAGTTTATTGCCAAAGTAGCAAGTAGGCTTAACTTGTATGATGTATCTGATTTTGGCTAGTTGGAAAAAAGTTGGAAAACTAGCCCCTACAATCGTGTTAAATTGATAGTATGCCAAATGTGATTGACGTACATGAAGTAATCCTCCAAATTACAGACTGGTAGTCGCTGTGGGCTAATTGGTAAGCCACAATGGAATGTAGGTTCGAATCCTGCCAGCGATATAGTTGCCGTTAAGCTTAAAGTGGAACGTGCTTGTGGCGGAATAGGTAGACGCACAGTTAGATGCGAGTAACGGGTGTTGGTTGACAACCAGTATGTCCACACATCATGTAGGGTGCAAATCCCTACCAAGCACATTAAACGCGTCCACGGAACCAAAATGGACAATCTCCAAACTGCTCTCGCTTATTGGCGGGAGTTTTTGTATAGTTATGGTAGTTTGGAGGTAGGAACATGGAAAAATCAAAAGAATTACTCTCAATGCTTGAAAATCCCGAGTATTTTTTGAATGCGCAGAGACAAACGCTAGAGTCTCGAATCGAGGCAAAAAAATTGACTAAAAGTGAAACAAAAAAAGTGAGAATTGAAAGCGCAAAATCTGTTGGTAGGAAAGCCTCAATGGATCTATTGAACCAAAGCTGGGGGGATATGATTGTTGATATCATTGGTGCACATGAAGAGATTGAGGGAAAGCTTAATGAGTCTAAAGAAGCTCTTTTACTTGGGGAGTATTTAAATAAATCAGATAACCAGGAATATGCGCTAAAACGGCTTATTAATGTAATTACCGATCCGTATGGCAGCATCTTATTTAATAAACTGCTTTTAATATTAAAAGATTATCCGGCTGATGGGGACATGATGGATATCTTAAGAGATACATTATTAAACTTGTCCGATGTAAATAACTTTAAAAGTGTTTTTACAAAGTACAAATTTCTAATCTCACTAATTGATAGGATAACCCCTCAGGCTATGGTAATTTTACAGGACTACTTGAAATGGCCACCTTTTAGTATGTCTATGATAATCAATAACAATCACGTTGAAGGGGATATGAGTAAGGAATTTACGGATGCATATTCACACTCTAAAGGCATTGATGATCCTAATATTGTATCGAGAATTCAGTATTCAGTACAAGAATTACAAAAAAATGAATTTGTTTTTGGAAGCCAGATAAGTACCGGTCAAGTTATTATGCAACCAAGTGAGGTTGGGATGGACTTGATCGGATTCATAAATCATGGTTAAAGAATTTTACAAACGGCATGTATAAAATTAATTAGAAGGTAAGGTGTGGTGGTATGGCAAAGCTGATTAACACAAAATACGGCTACGTCACGCCACAAGAAGCGGAGATGGATGCCCGGCTAGATAAGTGGTACAAGGATAAGAAGCGTCGTGCTAAACAGCATGGCGCTTTTAGTTTGGATAGGAAACGGAGGAAGCAACATGCCAAGGACAAGAAGATGGTGATTGGAGTTGATTCTTAATGACTAAGAGACAAAGAAATCATAAAGTTAAAGTTTATTTTGAACAGTATTTTAAGAAACGTCATATTCCGGCTGACCCTGATGGTTATAAGCAATTGGGACTTTTTGAGCCTCAAGGTAAACGTGAAGCGCGAAAAGAAAATATTAAAATTGAAAGGGGACGCCAATTTTTCTTTAACGTATATGGAGAATATCCAAGCAAAGAATCGATAGATAGAATTATGCTAGGATTACGGTAATGCCAAGGACAAGACGGTATGAGCATGACATAAAGACCAATGAGTTCTATCACTCAAGTGATTGGCAGTCAGTAAGACAGTTAGCACTGACACGTGATCACTACCTGTGCCAAGTATGCAAGCGCAAGGGGATTATTAAACAAGGAAATACAGTTCATCATATTGTTCCGATCAAGGATGATTGGAATAAGAGACTGGATTTAGGCAACCTTGAGACTATTTGCATGGCTTGCCATAACAAAGAGCATTTTGAAAAAGGCTACTCTAAATCAAAGAAAAAGATTCGAAAAAATAAAAACATCGTTGTATTCAAAAGAAATCCTGAACTATGAGGGTGCGAAAATTTTTGTGTAGCCCCCCTGGTTTAAATGCTGGTATGATAGCTTTTCAAAGAGCGGACACATCACCTTGAAAAATTATAAATTAGTTTTTCGATCAAAAAAATAGAGTATTCGCACCCCTAAAAAATAGATGGAAAGAAAGTGATTTTATGCCAAGAACTGCGCAAAGTGCGATGATTCATATACTCGAGGGAAACCCTAATAATAAAACAAAAAAAGAACTTTATCGACGCCAAAAAAATGAAGCTAAGCTAGCGGTATCTAATAAAAGTATTCTTGCCCCACCATGGCTCTCTACGGGTGCAAAAAATGAATTTGATCGGATTAAAGTATTGTTTGAGACGACTGATATTTTAACCGAAGCCGACATTAACGTTTTAGCTATCTATTGTGATACGTTAATGGATTATAAATCCTTTAAGGCACAGGTTAAAAAGCACGGAATCATGATTGATGGAAAAATCAATCCGGCAATTAGAGAGAAACAAAAATCCGCTGAATTACTGAACAAGTATGCAAACCAGCTTGGATTGACACCGACTGCACGAGCGTCAATGGCCATTAATTTGGGAAATCAGGGAGAATCAAGAGATAATGAAGAGTTCTAATTCTAATCCAATTGACTTTGATTACCAAGAAATTGTTAATTGGTCAGAAGACTATATTGAAAACCAGAAATCATGGGGGGGAATTCTACAGGAGGCATCTCCAGTTGTCCTGACAACTATTTACGCTGAATTGGTTGTAGAAGGTTCAATCGTTGCTTCTAAATGGAATATTTTGGCTGCCAAAAGGCATTTAAATGATTTAAAACGGCAAAATGATCCTAATTATCCTTGGAAATTCGATGAGGAGAAAGCTTGGCGCCCAATACGGTTTATTGAAAGCAAGTGTAAGCCATCTAAAGGCGACTTTGACAAACTCGTATTGCAACCGTGGCAGCATTTCATTGTTGGTTGCATGTTCGGATGGGTTAGCAAAGTCACTGGAAAGCGACGTTTTCGGGAGTCATTAATATTTGTTGGTCGAAAGAACGGGAAAACGACACTTGAATCAGGACTAGCCGAGTATATGGCCGGATTTGATGGTGAAAATGGCCCAAATGTTTACTTTTTAGCTAACTCACAAAAGCAGTCAAGGATTCTTTACGAAGAGTCTAAAGCCATGATTGAAGCGTCACCTTGGCTAAAAGAACGGTTCGTACCAAATGTATCTGAGATTAGGTATCCTAAGACCAATGGCAAGATTGTTGCGATGTCGGCTGAAAAGAATAATAAAGATGGAGAAAATCTTCATTTTGGCGTATTTGATGAAATTCATGAATATCAGGATTATGCCCTGATTAATGTCATGAAACGTTCACGTGGAACACGTGAGCAGCCTTTGATAGTCTATATAACTACTGCTGGCTCCGTACTAGATGGACCTTTAGTTAACTTCATAGAACAAGGTCAGGACACGTTGTCTAATTATGAAGACAATATTAATGAGCGAACTTTTTATTATCTTGCACAGTTAGACAAGCCGGAAGAGGCTAACGATCCTAGACTATGGATTAAGGCCAATCCGAATTTTGGATTGATGCAAATTGCTGATATGATCAACGATTACAAAACAGATCGTAAAAGTCCTCGTGAGTTAGCAGACTGGATAACCAAACAATTTAATATTTTTGCTGAAACGGATGAAATGAGCTTTATCACTCCAGAGACTCTAAAGCTAAATGAACGTGTGATCGATTTAAATACGCTTGACTTTAAGGATTGCGTGGGCGGCTATGATTTATCTGATACTGAAGACTTTACATCAGCATGTTTGGAATTTCCACTTGAAGATGGCTCCGTTTTTGTATTGGAAAAGTCATGGATTCCACAGGCCCGTTATGATAGAGACAAGAACCCTGAACGTATACGGGAATGGGAGAAAAATGGCGAAATTGAGATTATTCCAGGAAATTATGTTGATTATACTTATGTTCTTGACTGGTTTAAAACCATGTCAGATAAATATAACATTTTGAAGATTCGATTTGATCCAGCTAAGGCTTTGAGGCTGAACAAAGAGCTCGAAGAAGCCGGATTTGAAACTGAAAAAGTTCGGCAGGGGTTTTTCACACTTGGGGGGCCTCTTCAAAACTTCAAAGAGTTGTTATTGGATGGCAAGGTTGTTTTTAATAATCAAAAAATTTTTAAATGGTATCTGAATAATGTGCGTTTGCGGCAAGATCGTAACAACAATTGGCTACCAACTAAGCAATCTCAATCACGTAAGATTGATGGGTTTGCTGCTGCACTGGATGCACATGTATCAGTAATTGACTTGTTAGTTCGCCCAGATGATGGCAATTTTGAAATGCCGGAGTATCACAGCTTTAATGACTTTTAACTTGAGAGGAGGTTAGAAGATGGGGATTTTTAGTCGAATTCGTTCAATTTTTCAATTGCCTCAGCAGAAAGCAGGATATAAAGGACAAAATTTTGATTTTTCAAGTTGGCAAGGACATGATTTTTTTGGTGAAAGCAATCATGCATTAACAACTAGCGAAGCAGTTTATTCCGTCATTTTACGTTTATCTAATACCGTAAGCTCGTTACCGATTAATCTTTATCACAATTACGACGTTGCCAATATGGATGTTGTAAATCTCCTAAAGATAGCACCTAACAGTAGCTTACACGCATTTGATTTTTTTAGTCAGTTAGAGACATCTCGTGACACCAAAGGAAATGGTTATGCGCTAATTGTCAGAGATCAGTACTTACAACCAACCGAATTGGTTCCAATTTCTGCGGACTATGTGACACCGATGATTAATTTAGACGATCAGTCTTTGTGGTATCGAATTACAGGAAGAAATAAAGATGCAACTGTTTTTAATAGTGAGGTAATCCACGTCAAAAGCTTAGAAACGATTGAAGGTGTCAAGGGTATTAGTCCTATTAAAGTGCTCAAGTCAACGCTGAAGTTTGATGAAGCTGTCCAAACCTTTAATCTTAGTGAAATGAACAAAACTGACAGTTTCGTTGTTCAGTATGATCGAACAATTGATCCAGAAAAACGCAAAGCTGTTCTGGATGATTTTCGCCATTTCGCACAAGATAATGGTGGAGCACTTTTCCAAGAAAAAGGTTTTTCCATTAATCAGCTCAGCCGAGATTTCCAGTCTAGCGATATGGTTAATACTGAAAAAATCACTCGTTCACGAATTGCCAATGTGTATAATGTGCCACTAAGTTTTCTTAATGAAAGCTTCAGTGAGGGTGTTTCATCTAACGAAGAACTAATGGCACAATTTACCCAAATGACTTTACTACCAATCGTGAAGCAGTATGAGTCTGAATTCAATCGAAAATTGCTTACGGATTATCAACGTCAACAAGGATATTATTTTAAGTTTAACTTAAACGGATTATTGCGTGGGAATATTACTGCCCGCACGGCCTTCTATCAGATGATGATTCGCAATGGAATTGTCACGCCAAATGATGTTAGAGCTTTGGAAGATATGCCACCAGATAGCGACCCTATGGCAGATACATTGTTCATTTCTGGTGACCTTTACCCAATTAATATGGATCCAACTAAACGAAAGGGGGTGAAAAGTAATGACACTACCAAAGTATCTGACGATTAAGCAGTTAGCGTCCCAGACTGCTGACATGTATATTGATGGTGAAATTGTTAGTGATGAATATTATGATTCAGACACATCAGCAGCAGGGTTTCGTGATGCATTGAAACAAGCAGGAAATTTAAAAACTATTAATTTACACATCAATAGCCCAGGTGGATCAGTTTTTGAGGGTATTGCAATTACAAACATGTTAAAACAGAACAACGCCAAAGTTAACGTTTACGTTGATGGACTGGCAGCATCAATTGCGAGTGTTATCGCTATGAGCGGTGACACTATTTTTATGCCCAAGAATTCTATGATGATGATCCATAATCCATGGACCATGGCGGTAGGGAATGCAACCGAACTACGTAAGCAGGCCGATGATTTGGACCAAATTACCAAGTCTAGTGTGCAAACCTACTTGGACAAGGCTGGGGATAAATTAGATGAAGCAACGTTGAAACAACTCATGGATGATGAGACCTGGCTAACAGCCGATGAATCGGTGAGCTATGGTCTTGCTGATGAAGTGTTAGAAGCGAATCAAGTTGCTGCTGCTGTTAAATCTGATTTGATGGAAAAATATCATCACGTCCCCAAACAACTAAGCGCTGAAAAAACAGTAGATTCTGATTTTAGACGTCAATTATTAGAAAAAACTAAAGAGACAAACAAGTTAATTACACAAACATTAGGAGGTTTTTAAACATGACAGTTACCTTATACCAAAAGAAACAAAGTCTCGCCGAAATCGGTGCTGAACTTAAAAATGTTAATAACGATATTGCAGAAAAAGCAGGCAATCCAGCAATTGAAGACGAAGTTTTAAATCAGCTTAGCCAAAAGGCTGACAGTTTAAGCTCGCGATTTGACCTCTTGAAAAATCAGATCGATATTGAAGAAAAAGCATCAAAGAAAAAAGTGCAGCAAAAACAGAATAACAACAAGCCAGATGACCCGAAGACACGCCAAACAAGTGCTATGGCTTCCTTAATTCGATCCACTATGGCTAATCAATCGGTATCTCCAGATGTCTTGCAGGCATTAGGCGATGACAATACGACAACTGGTGGTCAAAACATCCTGCCGATTAACGTATCGAACCAAATTATTGCAGAACCGTTTGATGATAATCCACTACGTCAAGATGAAACGATTTCTGCTATTACTAACTTGATCTTGCCTCGTGTTGCATATTCGATTGATGATGATGGTTTTGTTGGTGATCAAGAGGTATCTAAAGAAATTACTACTAAGGGTGATCAAGTATCGTTTGGACGTTTCAAGACCAAGCTCAAGGCAGCCGTTTCTGAAACTATTTTAAACGGTACAGATACTGCCTTAGTTCAGTATATCCAGGGTGCTTTACAAGCCGCTTTGGCACTCAAGGAAAAGAAGGTTGCGTTTGCGACCACGCCCGCAGCTGGTGAAGAACACATGAGCTTTTACTCGACTGAAACCAACATTAAGAAAATTACGGGCAGCTCATTATTTGACGCAATTACGCAAGCTGCAGGGGATATTAACGACGCCTTTCAAAGTAACATCAAGGTCTACATGCGGCGACCTGATTACTTAACGATGATCAAGGAACTTTCTAACAGTTCTGCAACTTTGTTTGGGAAGGCACCGGAAGAAATTATTGGTTATCCAGTTCGCTTTAGCGAAAAAGCTGTAACACCAGTTGTTGGTAACTTTAGCTACGCGCAACTAAATTATGAAATTGATTCAACTCTTTACGAGCAATGGAAGGACTATGATAAGGGTATCAACTACTTCGGTTTAACTGCATGGTTTGACCACCAAGTTTTGCTGGCTTCTGCCTTTCGTTTGGCAACTGTAGTGTCAAAATAACTGCCCCGGACACTGGAGATGATAGTTCCGGTTCTGGGACTACACCAACTGGCAACACCGGGGACGGAACAGCAGTTAATTCATTCGATCCTAAAGGAAATGTCAAGCCAACTGATGCAAACACAGTTGCAGACATTACGGCTTGGCTTGATGCACACAATATCGGTCATAGCGGTGTGACCGCCAAGGCAGATTTGCTTGCATTGGTTCCAAGTGAATAGGGGAAGACAGTATGAATATTACGGTTGTTAGAGAAGACGACTTAGCATTACTCAAAAGCTCACTAAGGATCGACAGTGATTCAGATGATAAATTGCTAGCTAATTTAGTCGTAGCAGCTAGAAAAAACATCATCGGTCGAATTGGCAACGAGATTGCTACTTTTTATGACGATAATCATGAAGAATTTAGCCTGGCTACCATATTGTTAGCTTCACATTATTACAATAATCGTTCGGCTGTTAGCGATTCAGAAAAGTATACGGTACCGTTAGCTTTTGATGATTTGATTATGTCATTGAAAGCTAGCTACCTCTTAGCACTGAGTGAGGTGAATGACTATGGTCAAGAAGATTAATCCTGCACGAATGAATTTTAGATTGGAGTTTGGAACTCAGGCAGCTACTGGAAAAGTTAACCCTAATACGGGTAATCCTATTACTGATTTTGTCCCTCAATTCAGTTTGTACGCCGGCGAATGGTCATTGTCGTTTCAGCAAAGGTTAGCGTTAAATGGTGACACCTCACAACATAATGCTATTTACTTTGTGCGCCATAATCTAAAAATAGCTACCGGCATGCAATTGCGACGCAATCATCAGGATGTTTACCAGATTGATGATGTGGCCTACGATGATGGTTTACCACCGGATGGTTTTGACCTCATAACTTGTCATAAGGTGGTGATCGGGCGTGGCGAATGAGATTAAACATGCAGACTCATTTGAACATATTTTAGATACTATGGCGGAAGGCTTTGGACGTGAAGAGAAGCTTAAAGCTAATGCAGCTGGAGCGGATCAGTTCATTAAAATTATGAAGCCTAAGATTCCTTTGGGAAAACTACGCAAGGTACATGGTCATGCTGAAAAAGCACATCTACGTGATTCATTAATTGCTGTAGATCATCCTAATGGCTCGGTTAACGTTGGTTTTACAGCCAAAGGTGAAAAAGGGTACATTGCACGTTTTCAAAATGATGGCTGGGACGTCGTTGATCGTAATGGTTCCAAACATGGTCATGTTTCCGGGAAACACTTTTGGGAGACTACTCAGCGTGAAGCAAAAGGCCAAGTTGGCAAGGCAGTTGTTGAACAATTAAAGACTGCTATGGACAAGAAGGTGGGCAAGTGACACCGGTAGCTCTTATTAAAGGCATAATTGTTGCAAATATTAATGAAATACCAGAACTAGCTGTGGAGCATATCCATAGCTTTTTTATTCCGATTAACGATACTTCAACTGACGAGCCTATTGTAGTAATAAGCGGGTTACCTGAACGTAGTCAAGATTATGGCAATGGGATTCCATTCCAATCAACGAAGCAAGTCCAGATACAGTTCTATTATCCTAAAGATTACTTGGGCGATATGGATGCCATTGAATCCGGGTTAAAACAAGTGCTATTGACCAATGATATTCGTTGTTATAGCGATGCCGGCCAGACATTGACACCAGATTCAGAAAGTATCATGAACACTTTGAAATTTAATTATATAAAGGAGGCCATTTAAATGGCAACATTAGGTTTAAACATGTTATACACCGGTATTAAAGCCGATGACGGGTCAACGGTTATTGATGCAGATAAGGGGTTGGCGGCCGCTGGGGTATACCCCATTGATACTAGCAAAGCAAACGGTAACTTGGGTACTAAGACTGCTAACATTACCGGGCTATCTGGGACGGTATCTAAGATTACTGGCAACAATGAAGTTGTGGACGTTTCTAATCCACCTTCGGCACCGTCAGTGGCAATCGACGCAAATGAAATTAATTTCATCGTCAAGCAAAAACTATTAGGCCGGGTATCAGATGGTAAAGGTGGTTACATTGATTCTGACACACCCGTTGAAGCTGGCCTTATTATTGAGTCACGTTCACCAGTGACACGTACTGCTGTTTATTTCTGCTTTGGTCGTGGGATTTTTAACGAAGCTGGTCAGAACATTCAAACAAACACAGATACGGCTGAAACTCGTGAAGATGATAATTTGACATTTACCGCCTTGAACTATGATAAATTCAGCGGCCAACCATACAAGGTATATGCTGAGTCGGATCCTAAATTTGATAAGCAAGCGATGTTTGACGCTGTATTCCCTGGACAAACGTTTTATAAAAACGCGAGTAACGGCACCAGTGGTCAATAAAGCTACAGCTGACACAGGCTCACAGACTAGTAAAACTGAAAGTGAATCATCTGCGCCAACCAGTAATAATTGATAATCATGGTCGCCTGAAATAAATTAACAATACCGCTAGGGGCGGCTTTTAAACATGCTGAGAAGCGCATTCTAAGCACAGGTTCACAATAAATGATAATAAACAATGCACAAAGGGGCGTATAAATAATGGCAAAATCAGTTAAATTTGATGGCAAAAAAATTGGAACGGGCACGCAGTATACGTTGATTGATAGTGGCCAAAATGTTGAAAAAATGGCCGAAGCATATAAGAAGTTCATCAAGACTACTGAAGAAACTGAGGACAGCATTACAGGTGTAGTCGAATTAACACCTAAGCTTGCAAAGGTTGTGGCTGAAACGACCTGTGATTTATTGGAACTAAATGCTTCACAAAAGAAACGTGTCATGTCCATGGAATTTTCGGTTAGCGACGAATACGACTTCTTCAATGACTGTTTAAAACAATTCTTAGGGGTAGAATTACCATCTGTAGGCAACAGCAGCGATCAGGAAGAGGAAGAAGACCCAAAATTGCCAAAGCCAGAATGATTTGGCAACTTGATAATTTTATTCAGGATATTGATTACATCGCTAATCAATTGATTTCACAAGGTATATTGCCTAGTGACTTTTATCAAAGCTCATTTAGTGAAATGCAAACAGCATTGAATGCCAAGTCACGTAAAGACCGTGTTCAAGATCCGCTCGAATTAGCACGTCAAATTGGTGCGTTGTAAAGGAGGCAAAGTATGGCAACAGAGAAAATTCAAGGCTACGAATTCGCAATTAACATGGACGATGGTGGCATGACTCGCACGTTGCGAGAAATAAAGAATGAAGCAAAATTACTAAAATCTGGTATGCAAGCTAACTTTGCTGAAATTCGTTCAGGTGAAGGCGTTATGGCGGCCTATGCGGGTAAAGTCAAAGATGCTGGCCGAGCTATTGAAGCACAACGATTAGTAATTGAGCGTCTCAAAAGCGAGCAAAACGGATTAGACCAAACCACTCAAAAAGGCCGAGAAGCTTATGTTAAATATGAAAATCAGATTAACGCTGCCAAGCGCTCAATCGCCAGTTTAGAGGGGCAACAAGAACGAGCGCAGAAGTCACTTGATCTGCAAAAAAGTGGTGTCTTACAATTAAAAGATGCAACCGAAATATCAGCCAAAGTAACAGACTCATATGTAGCTAAACTAAAAGCCGAAGGCCACGAGTTTGAAGCCAACAAAGTTAAGGCTAGCGGGTTACATCAGTCTTATAATGAGCTTAACAAGCAGCTAGAGGCTGAGCAAAACAGACTGAATAAGATTGCGAGTGCTAGTGGTAACAGTTCTAAAGAGTTCAAAGAACAACAGATTAGGGTGAACGAATTAGGCACTAAAATTGCCCAAACTCGGACTAAGATGCGAGAGCTTGATGAGCAATTAAGCAAAAAGCCACAGTCAGGATTAACGTCAGTCATTAGCCAGCTAAATAGAGTAAACGAGCACGCAGATAAGGCCAATCATTTATTTGGCAAAATTCTGGGTGCTCATTTAGTTGCTAATGGTATTACGAGCGCTTTTCAATCAATCACTTCACATATTCACGAAGCTATTAGTGCCGGTATGGAATACGAAAAAGAGCAACAAAAGATGACGGCTACCTGGTTGACTTTAACTGGTACGGTTGGAAAATCTAACGCAATGGTTAAAACAATCAACGACTTGTCTGTTCAGACTGGTCAAGCTGTAGATGTTGTAAATGAATTAGAGCAAGGTTTTTATCACTTACATTCCAATAAAAAAGAATCAGATGAACTAACCAAATCCATGCTGAACATGTCTGATGCTGTTGGTTTAGATAGCCAACAAATTCAGGCGGTTACCCAAGATATGGTCAACGGCTTATCACGCGGTAAAGCAAATGCTGGTATGCTGAATCAAATTAGTCAATACTTCCCGATGTTCCGTGAACAGTTGGCCAAGTACGAAACCCAAGTCAATCATGGTAAGAAAGTAACGGTTGCTGATTTAAGTGAAATGGCCAAACAAGGAAAAATTTCAGCATCAGATATTGAAAAGACCTTCAATCAACTTGGATCCGGAAAATACGATAAAGCCGCCGACAACATGTTACATACGATGGTTGGTATGGAACGTACGATCAAAGCGCGTGTTCCAGCTTTAATCGGTGACATTGAAAAGCCAATTTTAACCGCTCAAAATCCAATCTATGGTGCAGTTTCAAAATGGGTATCTGACAAACGGACTGACAAGGAGTTTAATAAGGTCGGTGTGGCGGCAGAAAAGGGTATTAGCACGATTACTAAAGCTTTTGCTAAAGCCTTTGATGTCAAGTCAGCACCAAAAGCAATGAATGATGCAATGGATAACTTGGCCAAGGGTGTCACCAAAGCTTCTGACTCCATTGCCAAAAATGCTCCGGAAATTGTTAATTTCTTTAAAACTGTCAAAAACTTGGGTGGCCTGGGCTTTGAAACGTTAATTGAATCGCTTAAAATAACCAATGCACTTTTAAAGCCATTACTCAGTATGGTTGGTGGGCACACAGAAACCATTGCAAAATTTGGAGCAGCATGGTGGATTATCACAAAGTCAACTAGGGCCGCCGGGAAAGCAATGGGGACTGTGAGCTCAGTTATGAGCGGAATTAAATGGGCAACTGAAGCATTAAGCATTAAGAAAAGCACTGAATATTATGACGAAAATACAGCAGCAATCAAGCGCAATGCGCAGGCTAAAAAAGCGGACTCTGAGATTAGCACAAGCAATGTTGGCGGCTTGCTAGATGATGTTGGTAGCGCTAAAGGTGTTGAGACAGCCACTAGAGAGTCTTCGGAACTAAGCCGAGTTGAGAAATATGGTAGTAAAGCCAAGGGACTAGGAAAACTGGCTGATATGGGTAAGTTTAGCAAGCTAGCTGGTGGTGTTGGCTTACTAGATGTATTGACGGCAAGTACTGATTTAATTGGTACAACTAAAAAAACAGTGGGTTCACACGTTGGTTCATTTGTTGGAAATCTGAGTGGTGCTGCTGGCGGTGCAGCGCTAGGAACAGCCATACTACCAGGTGCTGGGACTTTAGTCGGTGGCATGCTTGGTGCATTTGGTGGTGACAAAGTAGGCAAGCTATTGGGAGCTAAAATTCAAAAAGGATTAGATGACAATAAGCCTAAAGTACATGTAGTTCAGCCTAAAGCAGTTAAAATAAATGTTTCTACAGACACTAAAAAAGTTGAAACTAAGTTAAGTAGTTATAGCAAGAAGCTTAAAAATGCTTTGGTTGTCAAAATGTCTACTGATCCATCTAGTTATGCTAAAACCAAGGCACAAACTGACAAATTGTTTGGTGATATGGGGCGTTCAGTTGATTCTTATTATAAAGATAAAGAATCAAAGTCTAAGAAAGATTTAGACAAATTAGTTAAGAATGGATCCATGACTCAAAAAGAAGAAAACAAGATTTTAAGTCAACAACAAAAGTCAGATAAGAAAGCGGCGGCTTCAAAAAAGGCTACAATCGTTCTTATGCAAAAAGATACTCAAGATTACTATTCACGAGTAAGAACCATAGAAAATGGTGGAACTAGTAAGCTTGAAAAAATTGCACAAAAATATGGGCGGAATTCAGAACGATATGAGAAAGAAAAAAATAGAGAGCTGGCATCTGCTCATCGATCATACGTAAAACAGTATGCAGCTGATGAGTATAAGCTTAATTCATCAGTATCAAAATCCGTTTCAAAAGGGGCTGCTCAACAAAAATCAATTTTGTCTAAACTGGTTAGCGATAGAGGAAAGCTTAACTCGCGAGACTTGAAAGCAACACAAGAAAATGCAAACAAAAAATATAATGCAGCTGTTAAGCCCGCACGCAAGACACGTGATGAGCTTGAAGATTCTGCTAGTGAAACTTACAAATCAACTAAAAAAACAGCTGATCATGAATATTATGATTTACATGCAATTTCTAAAAAGCAACATGACGATATTGTTTCTAAGGCAAAACACCAGCGCGACGAAACAGATGATGCTGCTAATGACCAATACAAAAAAGTTACCAAACATGCTACTGATCAGCATAAATCAGTTACCAATGAAATTGAGCATCAGCGTAAGGAAGTTACAAAAAAGCAACAAGACCAGCAAGCTGATTCTATTGCGGCCGCTACCGGTCAGTCTAAAGAGGTTGTTCGTCATCAGATGCGACAAGCTAATAGTTCAATGAATGCTGCTGATAAACAAGGCTCCGGTACGCATAGTATCTGGAAGAACATTACTAGTTTCTTTAACAATTTGGTTAAAGGATTTGGTATTAAACCAATCAATGTTGGCGCTTATCCATCAGGTTATACTCCAGTAACGATGGGAGCTTATGCTTCCGGCGGTATTGTTGGCACTGCTAGAGCTTTAGTTGGCGAAGGCGGTATCGAGGCTAAAATTGATAGAGATAATGGGAAAGTGTCATTTCTGGGTATGAATGGTGCTGAAGTGGTTAATGTTAAACCTGGTGATCAGATTCTTAATGCTGGTGATACTGCTAAGCTTTTTAACGGCGGACTGGGACATACGCTTCCTGGCTATGCCAAAGGCACTATTGATATCGCGTCGTTTTTAAAGAAAATTAAGAGCGGTGCTACTTCTATCTTCGACAGCGCTAGTGATAAAGCAATGGATGCATTGTCTAAGATAACTCACCCATTGAAAACTTTAAAGTCAATGGCTTTAAAGACATTTGATCCAACTAAAACTCCAGGAGTCGGTTCAATCGGCCATGATTTAGGCAAAGGACTAGTTGACCGAGCTTTAAAGGGATTTGCAAAAGCTATTTCTGATTTAGCTGACAACTTCGGTGGAGGAGTTGGCAGCATTAAGCTGTCCGGTAGTGTTGCTTCCCGTGCACGAGAATTGGCTAGAGCATTTAAACATGGCTATCCCGCTTCGAATAATGGTGGTATTGCCGGTGTTCTAGGAAACTGGGTTATCGAATCAAACTTGACCCCTACTGCCATTGATCCACTTGATCATGGTACTGGGTTGGGGCAATGGACGTTCACTCGTGAAACAGCATTAAGAAGCTGGCTTAGAAAACATGGGTATGCATGGGACTCGGTTGCTGGCCAAATTAATTACGCTCTTAACGAGCCCGGTGAGAGTAGTTTGTTAAAATCCGTTCTACGTATGACCAATCCAACAGAAGCCGCATATAAATTCTTTGCAACGTGGGAATCAGGCGGTGCTATGAATGGCACCGGTGGGCTTCGTGAAAGTCAGGCGTCAGCTGTTTATCGCTATATTAAAGGATTTGAGAATGGTGGTTTCGGAAACAAAGCGGGCGTTTACAAATTATTTGAAGGCAACTTGCCAGAAGCCATAGTTCCGATGGACTTATCTAAGCGTTCACGGGCTTACCAAATTATGCAACAGATAATGGCTAAGTTCGGAGCTCAAGATGGTACTAATGTGATGAATGCCGGTAACAACCAGATTGATTACGACGAAGCATTCAAACAGCGGGTTATAGCTTCACTAGATGCTTTGGTCACTGGCCAAGGAGATGTTAAAGCAGTTGTTGCCAACTCTGACGTGGTTAATGCGGTCAAGTCAAACGCCAAGAAGACGTCACAATATAGTCAAATGATGGGGTATTAGTATTAATATATTGAAGAGCCTTAGAAGGCTCTTTTTTACATAGTTAAAATTAAACAAGGATGGTGATATAATTGTCTGTTTTGAACAAAAGCGATTTTGAGTATGCTGGCTTAAATAGCCGCAATGATTTGCAAGCCATTATGGGAGCAGTAACACTGCCAAGTGCACCAGCCATGGCCGAGCAAGCAACCGATATTCCCGCCATGTATGGTAATCAATTTAATGGTATGGACTATACTAGTCGGACAATCAGTATTCCAATAACTATTATCGCTCGTGGCAGTCAGGACAAATACAATCAGATTATGCATAATTTGAGTGGCTTATTGCTAAGTGATGATCCAAGTGATAATGGTAAAGAGTACCCTTTAGTCTTTGGCTTTGAGCCCAAAGTTACTTACTGGGGCCACGTTACTGCGATTAGCGATCCACAGTTCATTAACCAGGGAGCGTGGGACGCTACACTAACCATTACCTTTGTGCAGTCTGACCCACGGGCAACCCTCCCACAGATTGAAACACCCTTAAAGAACGGTTTAAATACAATCACTGTTGATGGTACCGCTAGAACGGAGCCGGTTATTCAGGTCATACCTAAACGAGATTTAAAGTATATTGGCTTTAGTTTAAATGGTGGCCAGTTCGGTTTAGGGCCTGAGTCACCGGGAGACCAAGCCACTGCGGTTCAACCTTATACTAAAGTTGTTGATGATCCGCTGGGAACTATGGCAATGTGGACAAATGATGCCAATGCAATTGGTAATATGAAAACTGGTGAAACGTACACGTATCAAGGCCACAGTGAAATTAAGACTGCAACTAATGTAATGCGGCCAGCTGTAACTAGCGCTGGATATGACTTTGGTACAATCCCCACAACCGGTGAAGACCGCTGGTATGGCCCAGCCTATCGTTATACTGGCATGACAAACTCACTGACTGACTGGCGAGTACGAACTGGTATTCATCAATTCAGGTACAGTGGTACTCATAACAGCCGTGCGATGGGGCGTGTTGAAGTCTTGCTATTAGATCCTAACGGTAACACCATTGGACGCTTTGGCATGCGTGACATGGCCTATGGTGCTAAACCTATGGCTAGACTTCAAATATGTGAGCCTGGATCAACATTAGAATATGGTGATCGCTATACTGACTTGTATTATGGTTCAGGGCCAGCAGGTTCTTTTACAAACAAGCCTGACCAGAAAATTCAAATAAAAACTGGCACGACAACCAAAACTGTCACTAAATATGGCCGTTCCAGAAACGGAAAAGTGACTAAGAATACCGTTAACGAAACCGTTGATACCTATACAACCGTGGTCAATAAAGAGGAGGACTCCGCGCTGGCAGGTGCTTGGCTAATATTGGACATCACTAAACGAGGACAAGTATTTACTTGGAGTATCACCCAGTATTCGACTAAAACAGGCCAACCGTTCCTTGATCCTAATATTCACATGTTAGTACACGGAACCTATGTTGATACTCAAAATAAGTATCAGACACCCTTAGGTGGGATTGGATCTGTTTTTCTAAAGCACCCAATTACGGAAGATATTTATAAAGTCCCATATTATAACCCCTTTATGTCAATGACTGACCTTCAAATATGGGAAGTCAATGAAGTTGATACAACAAAGCCAACTTATATTGCTGGTGCCGGTGAAGAAATTGTAATGGATTGTGAGGCAGATACGGTTACTGTAAACGGCAAGCTAGTTTCACCAGTTTGGTCAACCGATTTTCCTAAGTTAAAACCGGGCGTTAATGGCTTATCGATGATTGGTGACCTAGATGATGCTCAAATGACCTTGAAATATCTACCAAGAATACTATAGCAACACTTTAAAGGCTTCCCACTAAGGGCGGCCTTTTTACATAACTAAAATAAGGAGGTCAACAAATGGCTTTAAATAACCAGTATTTAATCCTAGACCCTAATTTGAAACGGATTGGCACATTGACTGTTGATGGGGCCACTAAGTTTTCCAATGATAGCGTCAAGATTCAACTAGCTGATGCCGATACGACCAGTACAAGTTATGACGATGACGTCAATGTCGGCACTAAGGACAGCTATACCGGCACCATCAACCTAAACGCCCAATCTAAGAAGTTCGACCACCAAGGCCAACTAGACGTGATTCAAGGCCAGCCTGATTCAGATAAAGTAGTCGCTGGCAACAACCTAGCTTATTATGATGCTTTGTCGGGACACTGGTATGTCATGCGCATATACAGTGTGGAAGAGAGCAATACCGCTGCTGTTAAACACGTCACAACGGCTAACTTTACCAACCTATGCTTGTACAGCTTAGCTCATCATTACCCAGTTGCCATTACGGCTAGTGCTAGTTCGATTCAGACGGCTTTTAATCAGTGTTTTAACGCCACTGGTTGGACGCTAGACTATCAGACTACTAATGTAATGACACCATCAATTGCAATTGACGGCAAGACTAAAGCTAGTACGCTATTACAGACACTCATTCAAACCTATGATGTCGAGATTGATCCTTATGTTGAGATTGACTCACAAGGGAATATCACGAAAAAGGTGTGTGTCATTACTGACCAGTTAAACAATGACGTGATTTATAACGAAGCAATATTCGGTAAGAATATGACTAGCATAAAGCGAACAACGGTGTCAAACCCAATCACTAAACTTATCCCTTATGGTGCGAACGGTAACACGATTGGACTAGTCAATGATGGTAAGAGTTACATTGTTGATGATGAAGCTAATCAAACATATAACCCTGACTGGCAATCTGGTTTGTACTATGAAGGGGTTGTTACGGCTAACTCAATTGAAGATCCAGCTGGTCTTAAAGCATGGGCCGAAGAAATGTTGCAATTGTATAATCACCCACGGACGTATTATGAAGTTAATGTAACGTCTAAATTTAACCCGCCATTAGGTGCCACGATTAGGTTTAAAGATGAGTTAATCAAGCCGGCATTAGATGCCAGTGGCCGAGTGATTCAACGGACAATTAGTTTTGCTAACCCTTATGGCAATACCGTTGGCTTTGGTGAATATGTCACGGTACCAGTTGCAACACCGGCCTGGATGCAAGGTTATCAAAGCGCTATTAATAGCGCCATTGAAAAGGCAAGGGAGGACGCTAGTTCTGTTAAACCAGTCGCATTAACTCCTGACGGCAACAACTTCACTGATACTACGCAAACCAAGCGACTAATTTTGCAAGCTTGGGAAGGTAACACTAATATCTCAGCCTATATTGATAACAAGGGATTTATTTGGCACCGTTATAATACTGACGGCACCCTTGATACTAGTTTCAATCAAACTGGCTATTTAGTACAAGCAGCATACAATGCCGTTGGAACATTGCACGGGACTATTGAGACCCGTTATATTCAAGATGAGCCAGAGATTAAGTTACAAACTAGTGCTATTTGTAGTTTGGGTAGTTTTAGCCCAGATAACAGCACGCTGGGAATAACTGATGTGGCACAATATATGTGCCCTTTGAGCAATGGTCAGTATATAACTAGCCGGGCAATCAACCAAAGCACAACTGGCGATACCATGTTTGTCTTACATGACACTAATTTTAAGCCGATTAGCAAGATGATCGTTTCGCATGGTGGGCATGGTTCAAGCTTTTCGATTGAAGAAGTAGATGGGTCTATTTACATTTGGTCCGCAACTAAGCCTAATTTAAACGTTAACGAATATGCAATTAGTCGCATACCCTACCTTGCTAATACGACCCTAGACAATGATGATGATAAAATCACACGTTTTTGCACTGTTGATCGTTATATAAGAGTCAGTGTTGACTTCAAACACGGGTACGTACTGTGTGGCTACGTGAATGGTAAACATGATGTGCTACGACTCGATGAGGTTAAACAAGGTAATTATGATGTGCTATATAGTTTTGACGTTGCCAACTATGGGTTTGACGAGAGCAAACAAACCTACCAATCACAAGGCATTGACTTCCCATATGTGTACTTTAACTCGGGTGATTACAACATGAAAGACCCCCGTATGGTGTACGCCATTAATGTTGTTCATGGCGGGCAAGAATTTGCTTCTAACTATTTACTGGATATGAATTTAGGGTTAACCGATGATGTTATCGAACCTGAAACATGCAACATTATTTATAATCAGAATAACCAGCCGGAACTATTGGTTACTTTCAATTGTGATTCTATAGAACGCGTCTTTGTAATACCAATTAAAGAACGTTTGCCAATGACTTCAATTAGCAATGACTAAGAAAGGAGGTGAATTAAATGGCTGAATCTAACGCAACTCAAGTCATTCTAACCGATGATGGCCTTAAGATTATCAAGGCTCAAAGCACAGCTGACAGTGCCGCTGGTGGGGTCACCAATTTAAATGATCCTAATTTAATGAGTGTCATTGAAAAGCAAAACAACATTGGACAGTTCGCTGGTTTAACATCTCAATATAACGTTCTCGTACAGAACGCTAAAGATGATGGGATTGACACAACTGCTGTAACCGCGGCATACAATAACTTAAACCAGTTCATGGCTAGCGTCCTAGCAGACCCTGACCATGCTAGCGATGTTGACCGTGTAACATACAAAAAGTATCAAGACGCTTATAATGAAGAATTAGCAAATCTTCAAAATGCTTTACAAAGCAACGCAAACAGCAAATTCACCAGTGCTGCCAGTGCTACAAGCCAAGCGGCCTCAACAGCTAATGCTGCTAAGTCAGCCGCAGATAGCGCCTACGATTATGCTAGCTCCGAAATGACTGTACAGTCTAATGCTACTGCCAAAGCTCAAAGTACCGCTGATAGTGCATTTAGCCAAGCGGTTACGGCAATAAATACTGGTCAAGCAACTAGTCAAGCAGTGACAGATTTAAAAGATGGTTCCACGCTAACGATTGCTGAACTAGGTAGCGGAATAGCGGACAAGATTTCTAATTCGGAATATGCTAGTTACAAATATCAGACAGCTAGTCAAATGGCAGAACTAGTTACTGATGGTGCGTTCTCAGCATATCAGCAAACTACTAAGGACTTGATTTCCTCAAAGGTAGCTAATAGTGACTTCTCATCCTACAAAGATGAAACTGCTAGTGCAATAGATAGTAAAGTTGCTTCTAGTGCTTTTGCTACTTACAAAGATCAGACTGCTGAAGCAATTTCTAGCAAGGTTGATAATGGAGATTTTTCGACTTACAAAAATCAGACAGCTAATGATATTAATCTTAAAGTATCCACAAAGGACTTAATTGACCAAATTAATATCCAGGCTGGTAATACACTGATTTCATCTAGTGGTCAACTGACGTTATCTGGTAAAAATATCTATTTTGATTCGACTAACCCCGTGATTATTCCTAGCGCTAATATCGACACAGCCCTTGTTAACAAGAAATTAACAGCGGCTGATATTTCGGCCAACACGTTTAGTACCAATAATGAAACATTCACCGTTGATTCAAATGGCGCCATAACAGCTAAAAATATGACAATTATTGATGGCATATTAACTTCGCCAACAATCAATACTAGTACGATTAATGGTTCAACTATCAATGGGACAACGTTCCATGGTGGCGACAGTATTAGTAATTCTAATAATACTAGTAATTTCTATCCATTCACCATTGAACCTACTGGTAAAGCTTCCACGACACTTTTTAATTCAGTGGACGCTCTAAGAACAGAGATGAGTGGTGGCGGAATAAGAACCATGTATCGCGCCATTAACTCTTCCGGAAGTCAATATGAAGCTTATGATGGCAATTTTAGTGGCGATATGATTTCTTTAAACTCCGGATTTACTAATGGCAAAGATATGTCATTCTCACAATCCGTTTCTGGAAGCCAATTAACTGGTCAAGTTATGATCAGTCCGTTGAATGGGCTAACGCTACACGGAGATACTCAACAAATCACCTTTAATGGTACTTCTGCTGATGTTACTCCGAAAGGCGTGATTATTACGCCCTACGGCAATATCAACCCTAATGGCACACAGAATATCTGGTATGTCGGTAATGGTCCAACTATGAAGACAGCCAGCTTTGGTATTGATGGCTCGGGTGCTAATAACATTCAATTCAATCGTTCTTTAGATATTGGCAACTTCAACATAAATACCTATCACACGATTACCAGTTCTGACAATGGCCCGATTCATTTTAACCGTGCCAATGGTAGCTCTGTTGATATATTCGCTGCTACGGTTAACTATACCTCACTAGTTAAATCGTCCCTATTAAGCGTTAAGAAGGACGTGCAAAAGGCCGACACCGCCTATTGGGCACAGCTAATTAATGCGATCGACCTAGCCACTTATCAGTACAAAACTGACGATAATACCAGCCATATTAGGCTGTCTAGCATTGTTGACGACGTTAATGTAACAAAACAGTGGCAATTGCCAGACGTATTTATCAGTCGTGATGAAAACGGCAAGCTGAACGGGGTGGATGACAGTGTACTATTGAACGCCACCCTAGCCACGGTACAGGAACAGCAGAAAGAAATTGACCAATTAAACGGGCACAATATGCAACTAGAAGCTAGATTAAACAAATTGGAGGCTAAATTAAATGGATAGCATTTTAATCACGAACTATAAACCAGATTACACGAACAACATTATGACGATCAGCATTCAAATTAACACGCTGGGTATCAGCTCACAGGTCAGTATTACCATGGACGAATTTAACACTGCCATTGCTGAAGGTGCTGGGGGAGCAGATAGGGTTAAATTAAAGGTATTAAACACGCTGATTGACAGTCTGACCGCTTTAAAGCCAGTTACCACGACTACGACAACCACTACCACACAGGAGGCTTAAATTATGAATATCGATGCACAGGCCTTAATTAACAAGATGACGAGTAACTATGCCCAAGCAATTGCCGTTAAAGATCAGCAATTAGCGATGGCACAAGTTCAAATTGACCAGCTCAATGCCAAGTTGGCCGAGAAGGAGGCACCTAAAGATGGCGAAAACGCTTAGTTTTACCGATACGTCACCACAAACGGTTAAAATTGGTGATACCACCACTAGCTTTACGTTAATTTGTGGCAATGATAACGTGGCCACTGATTTAACTAATGTTACTTCAATTACTGTTAAACTGGGTAATGCTAGCGGCTACCTAAAATCGGCCACAGTTGACCCAGCTAGTTTAACCGACCCAACGACTGGTCAAGTTACCGTTACCTTTACTGCTGACTTGATGACTAGTTTACCTGCTGGTAGCTATGCCATTGAAGTATGGGTAGTTGATCCTACTGGGACGTCAATTTACCCTAGTGATGGGTCAACCGGTTTTACCATCACTAATAACATTCAAAGTGCCAATGGCTCAGTTATTACGACCATTACCTTTGATGACTTTGTGGAAGCAATGAATAAAGCCGCAAGCACGATTGACAAAGGTGATAAAGGTGATAAAGGTGATAAAGGTGATAAAGGCGACAAGGGGATAAAGGTGATACTGGAGCAACTGGTATTCAAGGCCCTAAAGGTGACAAAGGTGACAAAGGTGATACAGGGACTGTTGATAACGCTGGGTTAATTAGTGCACCTGCATTTCAGAGTTTGCAAACGCAGGTTAATAATAGTGCGGTTGGAACTAACTTATTAACGGGAACAAGCAATGCACAAGACTATACTTTTTCCGGTGCTAGGTGGGCAAGCGGAAGCCAGTCAAGCAATGGCACAAACGTATCAATTCCGTGCACTCCGGGGGCAAGTTACACGTATTCTGTAATCATTAAAAGTACAACTTTCAATTGTTACCCCGAAATCCAGTTTTACGACAGCAGTAAAAAGCTTATATACACTTCGCCGTCTGTTCATGGAACAGGTACTGGTGTGCGAAAATCTACAGGAGTAGCTCCGGGAAATGCGACTTTTATGGCATCACATATGTTATTAGGAAACCCGCTGGATTCACAGACGGTGGTATTTAACAGTGAAAAGCTTGAAAATGGTAGTGTAGCTACCGATTGGTGTCCTAATCCATCAGAAATTTTGACTCAATCTGATTATGCAAAAATAAAAGCAGCTATTGTAGCGCTAGGGGGGGCTTTGTCATGAGTTTTGATTTAAGCGAATTTTTAACAGAAGGATTAATTAGCAGTGTTAACAACGGATTAATTCCATCTGAATTAGCAACTGTATACGCTGGCAATTATCTAGCAAAATCACTAATTACCCAAGCTCAGGTTACTCAGGTATCTGATGCAATTACAGCCTACAAGGTTGCACAGGCATCAGCAGATCAGACAGCAACGGATCAAGCACAATGAGGGGGGTAACTTAATTGAATAAGCACAAGTTGAAGGCACTCATCTTAACGGTGGGCGCCATTTTTATGGCCTTTTTAATGGTCAATGTTACCAGCCAGGCTGCTCGCATGGATATGGTGGATGTGTCGAATAACAACGGCTATATGAGTACCGCTGAGTATGTTTCGATGCGTAACGAGTTTGGTGTTAAGGCGCTCACCGTTAAGATTAGTGAAGGTACAACCTTCAAAGATGGCTATGCTGCTAGCAATATCGCTAATGGTCAAGCGGCTGGCTTATACGTCAACGGCTATCATTTTGCCCATTATAAGACTAAGGCTCAAGCAATTGCCGAAGCTGACTTTGCTGGTCAGGCAGCCAAAGCGGCCGGGTTACCGGTGGGCGCAGTATTGGCAACGGACGTAGAATCGGCTGAAGAACAAGGAATCTTGTCTCAAGCGACCAACGACCGCAATAATGCGGCTTTCATGCAAGAAATTCAGAAGTTTGGTTATCGGGCCGACATTTACACGTCTGGATCATGGGCTAACAACAAGATGACCATCAAGGGCAAAACAGGGTGGGTTGCTGGCTACCCCTATGTCATGTCTGGTCAGAAATGGTATACGAATAACAATGCCTGGCAATGGTCTGGGTCAGCCCATTTCCGGATTAGTTACGGTGGGTTTGACGTTAGTCAACTTTATACTGATTACTACACAGCTGGTCAAAAATCAACGGTCAAACCGACCAATAAGGATGCGGTCAAGGCCAACAACCAGGGAGCCAACAAAAACACTTCCAAGCCATCTACGTCAGCCAAGTGGGTCAAGGAAGCGAAGACCTACACACTCAAGACTGCGGTTAAGCTGCGCACAGGCGCGTCAACGTCATCAAACGCGATCACTATTTTGCCAGCTGGAACCACGGTCAAGACTGATCAGGCCATTATTCAGGGCGGGTATCGCTGGGTACGCCAACCACGTTTTAATGGTTATGGCTATCTAGCAACTGGCCCGGCAAGTAATACGCTGGAATATGTAAAGAGTGGTGCCGCTCATACGTACTACACAGTCAAGTCTGGCGACAGCTGGTGGTCAATTGCTCAACGCAACGGCTTAAGTATGACTACATTAGCTAGTCAGAACGGCAAGACGATTTACACCACTATCTATCCCGGCCAACGATTGGTGGTGCAGTAATGGCACAATACGATGATACAACCAAGTTATTAATGGACATTCAAAAGGATGTGGCTGCCACCAAAACTAAAGTTGAGAACATCGAAGAAAAGTTAAACCAAGTTGACGATATTGGCGACAAAGCGGACAAGGCACTAGCCAAGTCAATCGAAGCCAGCCATCAAATTGACCGCGTGACAACTATTCAAAATTGGTTGATCGGGGTCTTGGTTAGTGGCGTACTCGTCACGTTAGTTATTTACATCGCGGAAAAGTTCTTATAGGGGGATATTAAATTGAAAAAGATTAGTTTTAAAAATGCCGATGGAAGCTTGAATGGAAAATTGATTGCTGGGATTATTTCGTTACTGATCGTTTTGATTCAACAGGTACTAGCTGTATTTGGCATCAAGTTTGCCGGTGACTGGTCAGCCATTGTCGCTGTTATCAACACTGTATTAACGATCCTTGGTATGCTGGGCGTTATTACTGACGTTCAAACAGTGACGGCACCAACAGTTAAAAGTGATGAGGAAAGTCAGATTGAAGCGACCACTAATCAGGCCGCTGATGAAGTGCAAGCACCCGCGTCTACAGTCGCTGTAGTGAATAGTTCTGCATCATCTGACACTGAAACGGCGTCAGAATCCGCCTCACAAGCAGGCGAAAAGTAG